GTTTTTAAAGAGCTTCCTATTTATGTCGACCATCAAAGAACCCCAGAGGACCTAATTGGCATGGCTGTCAGCCCTGAGGTTATAGAGATGGAAAATGGAAAGACCGCAATACAGATGCTAGCAATGGTATCTAATAAATACGGTCGTGGACAAGAAGTGATGGATAAGGTCAAGGAAGGAGATATGACGCATGTAAGCATTGATTGGCTTTCAAACGATGTTGACGTGATGGGTAGCACTTTTGCTACAAACATAACCCCTACTGAGGTCAGTTTCATAGATAATGAAAAAATGGACCCAGTCTGTAAAGAATGTACAATAGAAGCGCAATGTAAGATACATACAACCGATGAAGATAAGCATGACCACGATTGTGGTTGTGGTGGACATGAGGATGCATGTGACTGTGAAGGGAAAACTAACGAGGTAAACATGACCGAAGAAGTTAAGGAAAAAAAGTCCGACGCTGAGAATATCGTCGAGCGCGAATTCGCTTCACTCAGGACACAGTTAGAAGAAGCACAAGCAGCAAACGTGGAAATTAAATCCGCTTATGAAGAAGCTCTCAAATCAATTGAGACTTTCAAAGAAGTAGAAGAAGCCCGTTTAGCAGCAGAAGCTGAGGAGAGAAAAGCCAAGACTATTGAGGCTGTTATCTCCAAAGAGCTACTTCTAGGAACTAGTACTGAGGAATCGAAAGCATCACGCTTAGAGGAATTAACCGCATGGGACGAGATGAAGCTGACTGGATTCAGCGAAGCATTGGCAGTTATGCCGGTGCAGGAATTAGAAACAGAACGTTCATTTGGAAAAGGTAAAGCTACTGCAAAAGATGCAGAAGTAGAACCATCTGAAAGAAAGTTCGGAATAAAGGTAGACAAAAGGGGAACATTTCGATTGAACCCAGCCGTCTACAACAGAGGTGAATAAATATGGCAACAGAAATATTAGTCAATGATGGTGGAGCACCAGCAAGAATTTTACCGTACACAGCCGCAGAAGCAATTTCTGCTGGGGACGCAGTCACTATGACAGCAACCGCAGGCACAGTACAACAAGCAGACTCCGACGATGTCGGGTTAGGCTTACAAGTTCTTGGTTATGCTTTAACCGACATTGCAGCAAATGCGCTAGGAAGTATCATCACCGGTAAAGGAGTTATCTTAATGGTTAACTGTGCAGACTTGAATTGTGGGTCAGCACTAATGATGGGCACAACAGCCGGTCGATTAGTAGCCGCAACCAATGCAACTACAGTACCTACATGTGTAGGTGTAACCTTAGAGAACAACTCAGCTGCTGGACTCACGAGGGTTCAGACGTGTTAGATAGGAGTAATTAATTATGCCCGACTACCCAACAGCAACACCCGGTGTTCTAACTAGCCTAAACTCAGGTGCATACGCAGATACCGGTGGAACCGGCGAGCGTATATTGGTGGACTACAAAGACGCTATAATGGATTATAAGGTCACAGACCTTCCCGTTATGGATTTCTTTGCAGAACCAATGAGCACAGATACAGGCGGTAATATTGATATTACTTTCGCGCAACCCAGCATGAAGCTGGAAATGTTAGATGAAGGCAACACGCCGCAATACCAACACACTAAGCTACGCTCTGAGCGTATCTCCGTGAAAGAATGGGGTATTGCAACGGCTGTTACCCGAAGAATGATAGAAGACTCTCGATTCAATGAAGTTGAGATGGCACTTACAGAAGCTCGCAGAGCTGTCGACCGACATATGACCGAACACGTAGTTAAGGTTATTTTTGGTGGAGCAGCAGACACGACCTTCGGTACTTATGCTATCACAGCATCTACGACCGAGGCAAATCTAGATAACTTCGCAAACAACGTATATGGAGGATTCTTTGGCGCATCTATGGCTGCCGCAGACATCAACGCAGAAGGAAGCAGGTTAGTATCCTACGCTAACGAATCGGCCGCAAGGTTAATTCGTGGTAGTTACTATAATGCTGTCAATTCTGGTGTAGGTGCTTTTGCTTTAGCAGATATCACCAAAGCTATCGACCGTATATCAACACACGGATACAACGCAACTCATTTGTTTATATCCCCCGCACACTATCATCACTTGTTAAATATTGGTGATTTTGTAACTGCTTTCACAGCAGCACAGGGTGGACAAGCAGGTGCCGCAGCAAATCCTACAACCACTTTGAACAACCCAACAAATCCTTTCCACACTACAGCCTCAACTGGCTTGGTTGGAAACTTGTATGGCCTTAACGTAGTAGTTAATGCTTGGGTTCCTTCAGACAGGATTGGAGTATTTGACTTATCTGTTAAACCTATGGTTTACGTTGAAAGAAGACCATTGACTGTAGAAGAGGCAAATCCCGGATTTGGAATTGTCGGTTCTTATATGTCGATGAGATACGGACTGAAAGTCGTAAGACCTTCAGTTGGTG